CCATAGGATGCCCTCAAGGTCAATCAAATCACCATCACTAAACCCGTGAGTGGCAGATGTCACCACTACTGGCTTGGCTGCTGTGACAGCAGAGATGGCATATTTAGTGTCTAAGGTGAGCATGGAATCTAAAAACTGAGCATCAGCCACATCATCAGAGGTCATGTGATCAGCCATCTTCTCAACGTAGTACACCGTGTTACCGGCAGAGATGGTGGGCTTAAGGTCAATCTCCCTCTTCACTACCATATACAACTGATCCTGGCTTCCACCAGAAGCAGGGTTAAGGGAGGCCACACTCTCGTATGTACCATCCGTGTCCCACGTAGTCCACGCAATCACTTCCTGCTCGTTGTCAAACGTCATAGTGAGAATGATGCCATCGTTACGCACCATGTAAAACCTCACCTCAGGAGACCTCACCACTGTCCAATCATCTAGGGTGTTCTCTTTAAGGAGGTGGTTGGCTAGGAGTCCAAGGTTTGTGCCAGTATAGGAGTCCTGTTGGAAGCTATAGCCCAAACTCCTCACCTCCGCTGAGTTCTCCTCAATGAAAAAAACTGAAGCCCCAATGATGTGAGGACGGAGGTGGTTTGCACCCCAAAAGGACTGAGGCTTTTGTCTAATAGAGAATAGCCCAAAGGCCGTATCCGGTCCTGAGTTTACCTTCCACTCTGCTCCCGAAGTGAACACTAGAAGATCATTCAAGGGAACGAAGTGCCTAATCTCGTTGACTTGCCTCTGAGAGAGGGTAGCGTTGAAGGCATCACTCGCTGTAGCAGGACTAGCAGCAGCCATATTAGTACGGGCTGCTACGCCAGAATAGTAGGCAGTATCGGGTTTATCCGTTGACCCCCCGTAGCATTGGCGTTGTTCAAAGTAACTTGAGGTGCCTGGATACTTCCCCGCAATGGATAGCGGATCATTAAAGATCGGGGGTGTAGTGGAAGAGTCTGTAAGCGTCTTAGCTGTGGTATCGTCAGTGAAGGTGAGTTCTTTAGTTTCAGCGAGAAAAGCATAATCCCCTCTCCCTCCTTCTGCTCGGTAGATGATATACTTAAAAGCATCCGTAACCGCTACCCAGGTGATGGTGTTATCAGGAATGGTGGTTCCGGTGGGGGCCGCTTCCGTACCTGAGACATCATGTGTAGCGAAGCAGGTGTTAGACCCACCCGTACTCTCATCTGTATAGCCTGTACCGTCCTCGCCTACAAGAGTGAAGACGTTAGCATCTGTCTTGTTAACGATGAAGCGTTTGCCATTTAGCTCCGTCATCTCTGTCAGACCTGTAAACTCAACTTCGTCTCCGGTAATGAGTCCGTGTCCGCTAATTGTAACGGTGACAGGATTAAGGTTATTCGTACTAGCTACATTCAATCCAGCCGTCACACCAGCGAGGCTTTCCTCAAAGGTGTCTTCCTTTATGGCCGTAACCTTATATTTCCACACTACGTTATTATCAGCCCCATTCACCGACACTGTAACACTAGTGGGATCAGCGATGGAGGGGACAAAAGACACATTTGCAATAGTCCATGCGTTATGAGCTGTCCTAGTCACATCCCTAGCGGGATAGGACTTATGCGTAATGGTCATGGTGTCGGCTGACTGCGTGTATTTCAAGTTGGGTAAGTCAGCCGTAACGTAAGTGGTTACAACCTCAAATATCTTAGCAATAGTTCCACCAGTGGTCTCAGCCGCTCCGAAATCATCTCCCTCTATGTTAGTGGTTCCGTCAATCTGACTCTCAAGGTGAAAGCTATTAGCATTAATTCTTGTAACCTTATACCTGTTCCCATTCAACTCCACCATCTCTGTAAAGCCACTACATATAATCTCATCGCCAGTGGAATACCCATGAGAAGTTTTGGTAACAACCAAGGGATCAGCCTTAGTGGTAGTGCAGCTAGTGAGGGCTGTCTCTGTCACATACGCATCATTCCTAATCACCCTGAAATACAGGTTGCCAAACTCAAGGATGTACTGATCATCGGTCTTAAATTGGAACGGAATAAGTCTGGGGGCATATGAGTGATCCTTGCAAGGACCTATAAAGATAGACCCAGGCTTGTTACTCACGCCCCCATAAGTATGGATGATCGCGTTCCTTGCCTTAGCTAAGGCTATGTGGTAGGCAGCAGTGTCCACCCTCCCAAAGAGGGTGGGGCTGATCTCTCCTTTAGCGAATGAAGGGGAGATGAGAAGTGGCATTAGACCCTCCCACGAATAGCAGAACCGTCCCGCAAGGGGCCGTCTTGTTTCTCCTGGGCATCGAAAGCCGGAGCCACCGTAAACATACGTACACTCTCAGCAGTGAGGAGCTGCGCCAGCTTGGTCTTACCTGTCAGAGCGAAAGCTATATGGGAACCCAATAGGGTAGCTAATAGCTCTATGAAGAACGTAGTGTACAGGTCGGGAGCTGTTACCAACTTAGTAAATATAAGTTTGGCATCCGTGATATCTGTCAATATGGACTTAGTTCCATCAGTTGATTGCTCAATCATATATGGAACTGGGTTCTCCTCTTTACCCTGAGGGTTCTCAATGAACCTAGCCTTAACACAGGTGGCAGGGTAGACATAGCGATATGTCCACAGAACAGTGGGATCATCCCCATGAGCAGCTAGGTTTTCAGTCACTCTAGCAAAAGACCAATCATACGCTGCGAGACACTGAAGGCGTGAATGTTCTAGCCAAAGGTTACACTCATTAGCCTCAGAACTGTCTTCAGTCAAGCTCTCGATTGTAGCGTCCGTACCAATCTTAGAAAGAGCAAAGTTAGCTATCTGAACTGTCGATATAGCCATCTAAATGTCCTTCCTATTTAACTACCTTATCACCCTTTTTAGCACCCTTGGATGAACGGGCATGTGCCATACGGTCTTGCTTCTTCTTCAAATTCTCTTCATATTGGGTGTCGGCTTCCTTAGCCATCTTCCCAAATGCATCGGAAGCTGACCGCTCCATATCAAAGTCACGGAGGGTCTCTGCCTTCTTAGGCTCTTCTTCCTTAATCTCACCATGTCCCTTATCAAGTAGTATGGTATCAGTGGGAAGATGTCCCTTCAAACTTTTATCAACGTCATTAACGCCTTTTTTGTAATAGCGTCCGCTAATGTGTTGGATCGCGTCCTTAACTATAATTTCAGTAGGTCCAAACCACGCGTTTTTAAACTTAACTAGCATAGCCACCTCTATGTTTAAATCAGGGAGAGGGAGAACAGGATCATGGCCCTGCTCTCCCTCTATGAAGGTAGATTAACTGGTCGGACGAGCAACTACCATAGCCCAGTAGTCAATCGTTGTAGTGACTACACCACCACCAGCAGCAGTCTCGGCACTAACGTATGCCGGAACCAACCGCGTACCAGGAGTGATAGCCAAAGCCTCTGCATGCTTCAAAGCACCATTGACGTAGAAATAACCGTTACCAAGCGCATCAGTCTCAACGCGAAGAATGACATAAGTGTTAGCGGAAGTAGCTACACCAAGGGGAACTTCCAAAGCATTTGCACCCTCAGTATCAACCAAGGATGAAAAAGCCTGCCAATCATCAGTGTCAGTCGCCTCGTCTTGACGAATAATACCAATCATGTCAGCATTAGAAGCATCGACCTGTACAAACACACCGCTGTCCATGTCCGCAAGGACACTAACCACGTTGTCCGCTGCACACTCTTGAGCCTGCAACGCCATGTACGTAATACCGTCAATGTTAGCGCCCGCCTGGCGAATTTCAAAGACGATAGGTCCATCTGAAGGCAACGCTCCAAAAGAACCAGTAGTGATAGCACTCATACAGATTTCACTACCAGCCAGATTGTCTCCTGAAACAATCGTAACGGCACCCTCTTGAATGGCGACTGTAACGGCAGCAATAGTTCCTTCTTGATCTTCACCGCGAGTGGTGAGGTACATGGAAGGATTTAAGACGGTAAGTGATCCGTCATTACTCTGGCCCATGAAATCATCAAAGGTGACGATCTGGGTGGCAGAGTTGGCATAGTCATGAATAGAGACGGCAGTACGATTCTTGTCCGTCAAATAAGCCACGACAGCACCAGTACCAGTAGCACTCATAAACAAGCGATAGTCAGCAGGGTTGGGGCCGCTATCCCAATAGGTCTCAACACGAGCGTTAGCCACAGTGCTGGTCCCCGTAACCCGTATAACATTCTCCCAAGCTCCTGATCCTACGGCAGTAGCCTTCTGAAGCCAAACAATATTATCAGTGGCATACGTACCACTAACAAAGATTGAAAGTTTAGCATTAGCCGCAACCCTAAGAGTGTCAGATGCCTCATCAACAGCGTTGAAAAGAGCACCACTCTCAGAACTAGCCACAACACCGGCTTCAGAAATATTAGGTGTGCCAAAAACCAAAGCACCAGCTAAGGCTAGGACACCCAATGTCTTTTTAAGAAAAGTCATTTTGTTTCTCCTATAAAGGACGGGGGCTCCTTAGCCCCTATCCGTTAGCTATTAGTTAGAGGCGTCCGCGTAAGAGTCTCTCGGACCCTGCGGATCAAGCGTGAGATACGCATTAATATTCCCGCCCGTGAGAGCCTGACTAGCAGCTTCCTGGACTTGGAAGGCCAGATAACGCTCATAGGTGGGGTTGAAAGAAGGCAACGGAATGACGAGAGTGTAACCGGCCACGAGGTCGGCCACCGCAATATCATTAGTCTTCACATGCTCAGTAGCCGAACCATCCGTAGCAATAGTGGTGGTGGCATCGGAAACAAGGTGAAAGATCACCGTGGCAGACCCACCAGAGGTGATAGCCGTATCAACGGTAATCACCAAGTAGAGGGGCTGACCAGCACCGATATCACGGCTAACTGAGCCAGTGTCGATAATATCACCCACGTTGCCAGTAGAACCATTCGGAGTGCCAACAGAAGTGGCATCAGCGAATTCAAGGTTGTTGTCCATAAACATTGTTTTATTCTCCTATTCTACTGTTTACGTGACACGGGCTTCATTAGCCGACAAGGCATCGACACGCCGCATGGGAATACCGTGGAACCGTTCGGTCCACCGCATATCACCAGCATTGCTTTCCGATGTCAAGAAGCTAGAAGCACCATCGACGGCCACCTGACGAGCAACCATGCTAGCAACATCCCGAGACATATAGAAGACCGGGCGGCCACCAGCGAGGTTGGGAATCATACGCATAGCCTGGAACATACTATCAGGCAGATCGTCGCCCGTACCATGTCCAGGAAGCAAGAGGCTCTTATCGATGTTACAAATACGCACAATGAAACGCCAGTCCCGAACCGTGAGGCCCGCGTCCAGACGATAGTGAGTCCTGTACGCTTCCATGCGGCCACCATTAGAACCATCAGCGTCTTCGATGGTCACGAGGCCCTTGTCAGTCACTTTCAGACCGGCAGTGGAACCCTTAGGCACGATACCGTGACAGGTATTCGGACCCCAAACGACAAGCCAAATTGAAGCATTGTCAGCACCTGTTCCGCCAGTGTCAATGATGTTATCAGCGTTCTCAGCAGACAAATCATTAAACCGAGGAGCCAGACCAGTGAAAGCCTCAGGCTGCGTACCTTCATTTCCGTAGAACAGGATGGTAGCCAACTCCTGGCTCATACCCTCAATGAACGCACGATCTTCAGAAAGCCTGAAAGCCGCTTTATTATTAGCGAGATCAGCCAGGGCCACATCGACCTCAGCATACATCTCAAGCATACCAACATTGTCCGTCACCTGAACGGTGGTGGACTTGGTGGGTTGAACGCCCTGGTACAGCTTACGCCACGTGGGGGTAGGTAGACCAGAACGAATCGT